GTAGACCCGAATTTAAAGATACTGTTAAAGATTTAACTAAAACTAGAGCTGATGAACTTAAAAATATACAAGAAGCTGAAGCTTTAGGTGCAGGGTTTAGAGGCGGTATGAAAGAGGTTGAAGGTATAAAAACTAAATACAGTAGACTCTTTATAGAAGCTACTGAAGGAGTTGACCCGCCTCCTAGTTTTACTCAAGTTGAAAATAAAATAAATGCAGCTGACAATAGAATATTAGATCAATACTACCGTGTCTCAGATTTAGAAAACCAAATACAGTTTAGAACTATAGAAATAAACCGTAGTTATAACGATTTAATAAAACCTTTATTAAAAGGTGGGGATCAAGTAGCTGAAGGTAAACTACCTTTAGTTAAAGAATGGTTTCCGTTACACATGAAAACCAGCATGAACGAAGCTATAGAACAAGGGGCTGACTCTATATATTTCCCCGTTAATAGTTACGCAGTAGCTAAACAAACTGGTCAACCTTTACGACCTGAAAGAATACGTGAGTTTAAATACAGAACGGATAGTTTTGAAGAAGCAGAGAGCCAAATGCTCCCTTACATGCCAGGAGAAACAGCTAAAAGTTTAGGGCGTTTTTACTATAACGAAACTAAAAGAGGCTTAAAACGTATAGAAGCTGAATACAATATAAAACTAAACGCTAAAACTATAAACGACGACAATAATAATGAATTTATAAAAGTAGCCTTAACCCCAGAAATAAAAGACGCACTCAAAAGAATACTATACAACCGTGGGGGGTTAGTAAGTATGATGCCGTTAAGATATGGAATATGATTTAAGCGATCTCCCCGAAGACGTACTAAAAGAACACCTAGAACTAACTGAACGTTTAAAAGAAATACAAGACGTTGAAAACAGTAAAGATAATTTTTTAAACTTTGTTAAGAGTCAGTGGCCACAGTTTATTAGCGGTGCCCATCATAAAAAGATGGCGGAAGCGTTTGACCGTATAGCTAAAGGTAAAATAAAACGGTTAATAATTAACATGCCTCCGCGTCATACTAAGAGTGAGTTCGCTAGTCATTACTTCCCCGCTTACTTAGTAGGACGTAACCCTAGTTTAAAAATACTACAAGCCACCCACACCGCAGACTTAGCAGTAAAGTTCGGGCGTAAAATTAGGGACTTGATGTTGACGGAAGACTTTCAAAGAGTATTCCCTGACGTACTAATAAACCCAGACTCAAAAGCAGCAGGTAAATGGGAGACGCAAGATAAAAGTAACCCTAAGTTAAAAGGTGAGTATTATGCTGCGGGTGTCGGGGGTGCGTTAGCTGGTAGAGGAGCGGACTTATTTATTATTGACGACCCACACTCTGAACAAGACGCTATGAATCCTAAAAGTATGGAAGATACTTACGATTGGTATACTAGTGGACCCCGCCAACGTTTACAGCCAGGAGGAGCCATAGTAATAGTTATGACTCGTTGGAACGTTAATGACCTTACGGGTAGGTTACTTAAAGATGCTGCCCGTGATCCTAAAGCTGACCAGTGGGAAGTTATAGAACTACCCGCTATATTACCTAGCGGTAAAGCCTTGTGGCCAGAGTACTGGAATATTGATGAACTAGAAAGCGTAAAAGCTAGTTTACGTGGTGGACCTAAATGGCACGCTCAATACATGCAGAATCCTACGTCCGAGGAAGGTGCTTTAATAAAACGTGAATGGTGGATGACTTGGGAAAGAGACAGACCACCGCCTTGTGAATATTTAATACAAAGTTACGATACCGCTTTTTTAAAAAGTTCAATGGCTGATTATTCAGCTATTACTACTTGGGGAGTTTTTTACCCAGAAGGTCAAATAGGTGATGAGTTTTACGACGGCACAGTACCACACATCATACTACTAGATTGTATTAAAGGTAGGTATAGCTTTCCTGAACTTAAAGCCGTAGCCTATGAACAATACAGTGAGTGGGAACCTGACGTAGTTATAATAGAAAGTAAGGCTACTGGTATACCGCTCACCCAAGAACTACGTAACTTAGGTATACCCGTACAAAACTTTACACCTAGTAAAGGTAACGATAAAGTAGCTAGAGTTAATGCCAGTACCCCACTATTTGAGTCAGGTATGGTTTGGGCACCTGATACTAAGTTCGCTTACGATATTATAGAAGAGTGTGCTGCTTTTCCTGCGGGTGATCATGATGACTTAGTAGACTCAACAACTCAAGCGTTACTACGTTTTAGGCAAGGTGGTTTTGTAAAACTGCCTAGTGATTACGAAGAAGACGATATATACTATAAAAGAAAAATAAGTTATTATTAAAAAATGGCTATTGAAAAAACTCCAGTAAATATGCAGAACGGTGGTGAACCACCAGTAGAAGAGCAAGGTATATCAGTAGAACTACCAGAAGAAATGAATATACAAGGCGACCTTACTACCGCCTTTGAAATAAATCCAGACGGTTCAGTTAATCCAGTGATGGAAGAGATGAATATGTTAATGACTGAACATCAAATGAACTTAGCCGAAGTTTTAGACGAAGCTACTCTCAACACTTTAAGCACTGAGTTACTTTCAGCGTACGATGATGATAAAAGTTCTAGACAAGACTGGCTAGATACCTTTACTAAGGGTTTAGATCTACTAGGTATAAAAACAGAAGAAAGAGAAGAACCATTCCCAGGAGCGACAGGTGTGCACCACCCGTTATTAAGTGAAGCCGTAACTCAGTTTCAAGCTCAAGCCTATAAAGAATTACTGCCCGCTGGTGGACCAGTAAAAACTAGGATTATGGGTAACGAAACATCAGACATACAAGCACAAAATCAAAGAGTAAAAGAATTTATGAACTATCAAATAACTGAGGTCATGACTGAATATGACCCAGAGATGGATAGTTTACTATTTTACCTACCTTTAGCAGGTAGTGCTTTTAAAAAAGTATATTACGATAACCTACTGGGTCGTCCAACTAGCCGTTTAGTAAAAGCCGAAGACTTAGTAGTATCATACGAAACGACAGACCTTGAATCTTCCCCTAGATTTGTGCATGTAATTAGTATGACAGGCAATGATTTGAAAAAATCTCAGCTAAACGGCACCTACATAGACACAAAACTAGTTGAACCTAGTGCTGATATTGAGTATAACGAGGCTAAAGAGAAGATGGATGAGCTACAAGGCATGTCTCCATCAATAAATGACTACGATGAATACACTATTTTAGAGTTTCATGTTGATTTAGAGCTAGAAGGCATTGATAATTACGGTTTTGGTGTGCCTTATGTGGTAACTATACTTGAAGATGAGAGTAAAATACTCTCAATTAGGCGTAATTGGGACGAAAATGACCCATTATTCCGTAAAAAAGAGTATTTTGTACACTATAAGTTCCTTCCAGGACTAGGTTTTTACGGTTTTGGGCTAATCCACATGATAGGAGGACTAACTAAGTCCGCTACTTCTATTTTACGTCAGTTAGTAGACGCTGGAACGCTTAGTAATCTACCCGCAGGGTTTAAAGCTAGGGGTATGAGAGTGCAAGGCGAAGATGAACCGTTACGTCCAGGAGAATTTAGGGATGTTGACGTTCCAGGAGGCGTAATACGTGACGCTTTAATGCCTTTACCCTATAAAGAGCCTAGTAGTGTGTTAAGTCAGCTATTAGGTATATTAATTGACTCAGGTAGAAGGTTTGCTAGTATAGCAGACATGCAAGTAGGTGATATAGGCAGTCAACAACTACCCGTAGGCACTACAGTAGCTATGTTAGAGCGGGGTACTAAAGTGATGTCCGCTATACATAAACGTTTACACTACGCACAAAAGAAAGAGTTTAGGTTACTAGCGGGTATATTTAGTAAAAGCTTACCGCCTGTATATCCTTATGATGTTCCAGGAGCTAGTAGAGAAATAAAAGCTCTAGACTTTGACGATAGAATAGATATACTACCCGTAAGTGACCCTAACATATTTAGTATGGCTCAAAGAGTTATGTTAGCCCAACAAGAACTACAGATGGCACAAGCAGCACCAGATATACATGATTTACGTGAGGCTTATAAACGTATGTACGAAGCCCTAGAGGTAAAAAATATAGAACTTATATTACCGCCACCAGCTCAAGTACCGCCCCGTGACCCCATAAGTGAACAACAAGCAGCATTAACTAACCAACCTATTAAGGCTTTTGAGTTCCAGAACCATCAAGCATATATAGCAGCACATACAGCATTTTTACAGAACCCACAGATGCAACAGAATCAAGGTGCTGCGATGATGATACAAGCTAATATACAAGAACATCAAGCTATGATGTATAAACAACAAATAGAACAAGTTATAGGTCAACCGTTACCTGATATGCAGAGCGGACCGTTACCGCCAGAAGTTATGAATGAGATAGCTAGTGCTGCAGCTCAAGCTACTCAGGTAGTAACAGGTCAAGCACAAGCCTTAGCTAATGCACAACAGATGGAACAAGTTGACCCTATAGTAAAACTCAAGGAAGCTGAAATACAACAAAGAGCACAAAGAGATTCACTTAGGGCTCAAGTTGATGCTGAGAGAATAAAATCAAATGAAGCGATAGCTGAAATGAAAATAGCTCAACAGCGTGAGGCAGCTGAAATGAAGGAAGAGGGTAGTATTCGTAAGGAATATTATGATAGACTAAAAGAAGTCAGAGAATCTGACACATTAACTAAAGGAGAATAAAATGCCAGGAAGAATGATGAAACAAGGTAGAAACCGTGGATCTATGATGAAAAAGAAACGTGGTGGTTCTACTATGATGAAAAAGAAACGTGGTGGTTCTACTATGATGAAAAAGAAACGTGGTGGTGCTACTAAGAAAAGGAAAAGGAAATAACATGCCAGGAAATAGAGCAAGTATGATGCGCCAGTTATTGGGGCACGGTGGTGAGTCTGGTATGCCTGCGGGTAATGCTAACCGTAGAAGAGTTATGTGTATGGACATGGGTGGCATGGCTGACAAAACGATGAAAAATAAAAAGGTGAAAAAGTGAAGGAAGTAAAAGTACCTAAAGCTAATAGAATAGATTTATCTAAACCCGTTACTTACGGTGAACTTTTAAATAAAAAAGTTTTCGGTATGGGTAAAGGTAAAGCTAAAGGTGGAGGAGCAGCCACTAAAGGTTTAAGTTATAATATTTGCCCTAGCGGTAAAGAGTAGGTGGGTAGCCGTAAGTTCCCTAAGGTAGCTAAAAGTAAAAAAGGCGTACCTAAGGCTTATTTACAAGGTGCTAAAAACCCTAGTGCTAGAGAAAGAGAAATATTACGTACCCGTAAAAAGTATTTATCGGGTAAAATGACTAGTAAAGACTTTGAAGCGGTAGAACGCTCAAGGGCTAAAGATAGGAGAAAATAAATGTCAACGCCAGCATGTGTAAAAAAGTATGCTAAAAGTAGCGGTAAGTCCGAGTCTACTTTAAAAAAAGTTTATAAAAGAGGTCAAGGAGCCTACTTTAGTTCTGGTTCAAGACCAGGACAAAGTTCACACTCTTGGGGTTGCGGTAGAGTTAGAAGTTTTGCTACGGGTAAAGGCGGAGCACGTAAAGCAGACGCTGACCTTTTAGGTAAAAAGAAAAAGAAAGTTAAAAAAGCTAGAGGAGGCGAAAGCGTGAGTCAAGAAAGAAAAAAAGTAGCTCAAAAACAAGGTTTAAAACAAGTACCTAAAGGTAATAAAGGTAAGGGTTTATCAAAATTACCTACAGCCGTAAGGAATAAGATGGGCTTTATGAAAAGGGGCGGAGCAGTAAAGAGCGCCATAGCCAGAGGTTGTGGTCAAGTGATGGAAGATAGGCGTAAAAAAACTAAATACTTTTAATGGCTAAATATCAAGGTAAAACCGTTACTTTAAATAAACCTAGAGCTTTACGTAAAGGAGAGCCAGGATACGGTAAAAAACGTAAGGTAGTTTTTGTTAGTAAGTGTAGTAGCGACGGCAACCGTATAAAGCGTATAACGTTTGGTGACGCTAAACTAGGCATGCACAAAAATAATAAAGCTAGAAAAAAATCATATTGCGCCCGTAGTGGTGGTATAAAAAGCGATAGATGTAGTGCTAACTATTGGGCACGTAGAGACTGGAACTGTTAATTGAGCACACCATATTATTATAACTGTAAATTAGACAGAGTCATAGACGGAGACACTATAGACGTTGATATTGATTTAGGCTTTAACGTAGTCTTAGTTAAACAAAGAGTACGGTTAGCAGGTATTGATACCCCAGAAAGCAGAACACGTAACCTAACAGAAAAAGCTTTAGGACTAAAAGCTAAAGAACGTTTAATAGAACTTTGCGGAGCTGAGCTACAATTAAAATCACTAGGTAAAGATAAGTACGGTAGAATATTAGGCGTACCACACACTACAGACGCTGAAGATATTTGTAAGATATTAATAAAAGAAGGTCACGCAGTAGAGTACTGGGGTGGCACTAAGACTAAAGTCTGGGGATAATATGTTAGAAAAATTACAAAACCTGTTAGAGGAGAGACAAGAACAATTAAAAGATTCTTTAGCAGCAGGTAACATACAAAGTTTTGAAAGTTATCAAAAAATAGTAGGCGAAATAACAGGTCTGTCGTTTGCTATACATACTATTAGAGACCTGCACAAGGAAAATGATTATGACTAAAGAAGTCGCAGCATTCGGTAAAGGCGGTGAGCCTATACCTAATAATGTAGATAGATTCAAGGATGTAAAACTTGAAGCTAAAGTAGAAGAAAAAACCTTCGCCCCAGAAGATATACATGGTGATGAGGAGTTACAAGGTAAACTCCCTAAACCAACAGGTTATAGAATGTTAATCTTACCTTTTAGCCGTAAAGCTAAAACTAAGGGTGGTATTCTATTAGCAGAGTCAACACTAGAAAAAGAGCGTATAGCTACTAATGTTGGGTTTGTAGTTTCACTTGGTCCTGACGCTTATAAAGATACTAATAAGTTTCCTGAGGGAGCTTGGTGTAAAGAAAGGGACTGGGTGATATTTGGTAGGTACGCAGGTGCTAGACTCAAGATTGAGGGTGGTGAACTGCGTTTGTTAAACGATGATGAAATATTAGCTGTCATAGATAACCCTGAGGATATTGAATCAGCTTAATATAAATCACGCACTTTAAGGAGATAACCATGGCAGAAGAAGCTATGCAAACACAAAGCGAAGAAAACGAAGCTGTTGAAGTTGAGTTAGAACCGCAAGAAGAAACACAAGAAACACAAGAAACACAAGAAACAGAAAACGTAGAAACTAAAGAACACGAAGATGAAATAGAACAACAAAGCGAAAAAGTAAAAAAACGTATAAATAAACTTACCTATAAGGTTAGAGAGGCAGAAAGAAGAGAAAATGCTGCCCTAGAGTATGCTAAAGGTTTACAGAACGAATTAAATAAAACTAAAAATACTCTTTCAAAAACTGATAAAAACCTTTATGATGAATATAAAGCTAGAGTAGATACTCAGTTGGGTGCAGCTAGGGCTGACTACAAAAAAGCATATGAAGCAGGTGATACAGAAGGCATGCTTCAAGCTCAAGAAGAAGTCGCTAAGTATGCAGTAGAACAAGAGTCTCTTACTCGTGTGCAGGCTCAACAGCAAGAAGAGGCACAGGCTCAACAGTTACAGCAGGAACAGTACGTTCAACAACCGTTACCTGATCCAGTTTTAACAGCACAGCCTGACCCTAAAGCACAAGAGTGGGCTAGTCGTAATGAATGGTTTGGTAAAGACCTAGCTATGACTACTTCAGCTTTTGCTTTTCACAGACAGCTTGTTGAGTCAGAAGGCTACGATCCAACTTCTGATGAATATTATTCAGAAGTGGATAAAAGATTAAGAGAGGCTTTTCCTCATAAATATAATGAGGCTCAGTCTCAAGGTAGCGTGAATGAGGTAGTAACTGGTTCTAGCAGAGGTGCTACTACCACTAGATCTCAATCACGTAAAAAAGTTAAACTCACACCGAGTCAAGTAGCAATAGCTAAAAGATTAGGTGTGCCACTTGAAGAATATGCTAAGCATGTTAAATAAAGGAGAATAAAATGGTAGAAGAAAATAAAACTACTCAAACAGATCGAACTCCTAGATCTGCATCTACAAGAGAAAATACATCTCGTAGAAAACCATGGAGCCCCCCGTCTTTATTAGACGCACCTAACCCACCAGAGGGATATGTATACAGATGGATACGTGAATCTATGGTAGGACAATCAGACCCAGCGAATATGTCAAAACGTATACGTGAAGGATGGGAACCAGTGAGAGCTGAAGACCACCCTGAGTTTGAAGCACCTACTATTGATGACGGTAAACACGCTGGAGTCATAGGAGTTGGTGGACTAATTCTCGCTAAGATGCCCTTAGAAACTGTACAAGAAAGGAGATCTTATTACTCCAATCTTGCTAACCAACAAATGGAAGCAGTTGACAACGATCTAATGCGAGAAAGTAACTCAAGTATGCCTATTAGTAAACCTAATAGACAATCTAGAGTTACGTTTGGAAAAGGCGGTGGAGAAGGTTAATACCTACTCTACCATAACTAGAACTTTATAATAGGTAATAATTATGGCTAATGTCAATGATCCTAATGGTTTTACACCAGCGTATCATATGTCAGGCGGTGTAATTCGTCCTAGTGAGTTTGCTATCCAAAGTGGAGCTACAGGTGATATTTTTGCAGGTGATGTAGTGAAATTAGCAAGTGGATATGTTTTACAAGCTGGAGCGACAGATGCACCTCTAGGCGTATTTTATGGTGTAGAATATACAGCGACAGATGGTGAGGTAGTTTTTTCAAGAAAATGGCCAAGCACCACTACTACGCTAGGTTCTGCAGATGCTAAAGCATTTGTATATGCTGACCCGAATATAGTTTATGAGGCACAGTACACAGGTACTCCAACTCAAGCTGACGTCGGTAAAGTACATACTATCTCTACAACTGCAGGTGATACTAACAACAACCGTTCAAAAGAAGGTGTGACTACAACTACTAATAGTGGTATTGCTAAACAAGTTGCTTTCGTCGATAGACCAGACAACTCTATAGGTCAATACGCTAGAGGGTATTTTATATTCCCAGCTTCTGTTTTCGGTAACGACTAAAAGGTGATATAGATGGCGATTAATAGAGCTCAATTAGTAAAAGAACTCGAACCAGGACTAAATGCACTTTTCGGTCTTGAGTACGATAGATATGAAAACGAACATGCTGAAATTTTTGATACAGAAAATTCAGACAGAGCGTTTGAAGAAGAAGTTATGTTATCAGGCTTCGCACAAGCTCCTGTAAAAGGTGAGGGTGCTGCGGTAGCTTATGACACAGCTCAAGAAACTTTCACTGCTCGTTATACACATGAAACTGTAGCTTTAGCGTTTGCGTTGACTGAAGAGGCTATTGAAGATAATCTTTATGATAGTCTTTCTTCAAGATACACAAGGGCTTTGGCTAGATCAATGTCTACAACGAAGCAAGTAAAAGCAGCAAACGTGCTTAATAATGGTTTCTCAACTTCCTTTCCAGGAGGCGACGGCAAACCACTCATGACTACTGACCACCCTAGTTTAACTGGTGGTGATCAAGCCAATGAGCCAAGCACAGCAGCAGACTTGAATGAAACTTCATTAGAAAATGCTTTAATTGATATTTCAGCGTTTAAAGATGAAAGAGGCATTAAAATTAACGTACAAGCTAGGAAACTAATTATTCCACCACAACTACAGTTTGTGGCTGAAAGAATACTACAGTCTCCTGGTAGAGTTAACAGCTCAGACAATGATATCAACGCTATGAGAAACATGGGTATGTTCCCAGAAGGCTACGTAGTAAATCATTATTTAACTGATGCTGATGCGTTCTTTATCAAAACAGATGCACCTAACGGACTTAAACACTTCGTTAGATCTCCATTACAAACAGGAATGGAAGGAGACTTTGAAACTGGAAATGTCCGATACAAAGCTAGAGAAAGATACTCTTTTGGCTTTAGTGATTGGAGAGGAATTTTCGGTTCTCCAGGAGCATAGTTTGGGGTAAGCGTTTTTATAACGTTAAGTTAGGGAGCTTCGGCTCCCTTTCTTTTTGGGAACAATTAAGTTAGAATTAAATTCTAGGGTATATTAATTTGTTCTATCGACTGACCTAGCAGACAACCCAAGACGATAGATCTTTTTTCCACAGGAGGAAATAAATGGGACAATCAACATTTTCGGGTCCAATTAGATCATTAGCTGGATTCATAGGCGCAGGTAATGCTAACGTAGTTAGTCTAACTGCTGACACAACCCTTACAGTAGCAGATCACGCTGGTAAAATACTGTTAACTAACGACGCTGATGGTAAGTTTACTTTACCTAGCATAGTAGCAACAGCTCCAGGCAGAGATGATGATCCTAACCAGTTGAATAATTTAGGTGCTACTTTTACTTTTGTAGTAGTAACAGCTGCAACAGATATGGATATTTTAACTGACGGAACTGATAAGTTCGTAGGCGGAGTTTATTTAGGTAAAGATAACGCTAGTGGTAAGATATTTATTTCTGGTGCTAGTAACGACGTAGTAACTATGAACGGTACAACTAAAGGCGGTATAGCAGGTAGCATAGTCAGATGTACAGCTATAGCTAGTGCTAAGTATGCTATTGAAGGCATAGTTTTAGCATCAGGTACTATAGTAACTCCATTCGCTGACGCGTAAGGGAGGTAAACTATGGCTGACGCAGTAACATCAACAACCATATTAGATGGTGATAAAGATTTTATAGTTCAGTTGACTAATGTTAGTGATGGCACTGGTGAAAGTGCCGTCGCTAAAGTAGATGTGAGCGGGTTGACAGCCCGTAAGAGCGACGGAGCAGCATGTACAGGTATTAAGTTAAAAACTGTTTACTACTCAATATTAGGGTTTACTAAAATAGGTTTATTTTGGAACGCTACTAGTAATACATTATGTATGGAGTTAAACCCTAGTGCTGATGGCATTTTAGATTTTACACCTTTTGGTGGTCTACAAAATACAGCAGGTAGTGGTAAGAACGGTGATTTACTTTTAACCACTACTGGTCATAGCTCAGGTGATACATACCTTATAGTCTTACACTGTATTAAAGATTATGAGTAATGGCTACATCAAACAGTAAAACTTTTTTACTAAACGTAGCGGATGCTATAGAAGAAGCTTTTGAACTAGCGGGTATTGAATTAAGAACAGCATACGATGCTGAGTCTGCTAGAAGAAGCTTAAATATAATGTTTGCTGATTGGTCTAATAGAGGTGTAAACCTTTGGACCATAGAGGAAGTAACCACTACTTTAACCGCAGGAACTAGTTCATATACTTTAAATAGTTATGATTTAGATCTAGTTTCTGCCGTTATACGTCAAACTGATTCTTCTAATAACTCAACCGATTTATCTATAGAACGTATAGGCAGAAGTGAGTATTTAGAAATACCAGATAAAAGTAGCACTGGTAGACCTACTCAATATTTTTTAGATAGAAAAACAACACCAGTGGTAAAGTTGTGGCCAGTTCCTGATACAGCTTTTACCTATAAGTTAATAAGTAATAACATACAGCGTATAGATGATGTATTAACCTCAGCTGAGGATCCAGACATACCCTCTAGATTTATGCCTTGTTTAGTTAGTGGATTAGCTTATTATATCTCAATGAAAAGAAGCCCTGAGAGAGTTTCTTTATTAAAACAACAATACGAACAAGATTTTAAACTAGCTGCAGAGGAAGATACACCAAGAGTTTCTATGAGGTTAGTTCCTAGTAGGAGTAATTATTAATGCCAGCACATAAGAAAAAAGGTTTATGGGCTAATATACACGCCAAACGTAAAAGAATCAAAGCAGGTTCAGGTGAAAAGATGCGTAAAAAAGGTGCTAAGGGTGCACCAACTAAAGCTCAAATGTCTGCTGCTAAAAGAGGTTCTAAAAAAGTAACTAGAAGAAGACGTGTCAAAAAGAAAAGGTAAAAAGAAAGATCCTAAAGTAGGTACAGGTAAAAAACCTAAAGGGTCAGGAAGAAGATTATACACAGATGAAAACCCTAAAGATACTGTTAGTATTAAATACGCAACTCCAGAAGATGCTAAGAAAACTGTGGCTAAAGTTAAAAAAAGCGGTAAGTCATTTGCTAGAAAAATTCAAATTCTAACAGTTTTAGAACAACGTGCTAGGTTTGCAGGTAAACCTAGACAAGCAAGTATAGCGAAAAAAGGTAAAGAGGCTATAAGAAAAAGTAGGAAGAAAAAATAATGGCATATGCTGCAGGTAAAAAATCAAGAGCTAGGTGTGATAGATGTGGTTTTGTTTATAAGTATTTAGAACTTAGAGAAGAATGGAACGGTTTAAGAACATGTCCAGAGTGTTTTGAGCCTAAACACCCTCAACTTGACCCAGAACACCATAGAACAGACCCTGAAGCTTTACGTAACCCTAGACCT